GTTACCGTTGTTATCTTGCTCATGTGTGTTGAGACTTGGCCACGTCCAAAGCCCTGCGCTCATACATGCTAAGTTCGCCATAATGCTTTCGTGGGTTGCCGCACCCCATGCACGAGCATACCGCCAGATGATCGGCTAGCTTAGCGTTCTTGTCGTGCGGATAGATGCGACGTGCCTTTGCCTTCATGCGGCGCTTATCTGATCTTCGCTGTGATCGCGACATGGTGGGTGCCTCCTGAGAGGTTGGCAATGCGTGTGAGGTGCGGCAACACCCCAACAAGCGAAAACCCAACATGCTGATCACATGCCGGGCTTTCTTAACCCTCAACCAAGTCCGTCACGGGCGCAAGATTAGAGAGGTAATCTCTAATGTGGACCCGTCTATTTGTCAACGGCAATGCGTGTGGGTTGCTATTGCCGTATGCAAGCGTGGGGGCTGTGTTATTTCAAGACAGACTAACCCTAAAAATCTGCGGGCTTTTTTCTAAAAGCCGTGTGATTGTCGGGCGTCCAAGTCCTTGATTGTTTCGCCTGATATCCGCAACCTTGAGTGTCGGGCAGATACGTGTCGAAACATTCACTGACCTTGATGGAGCATCTACACGTCACAATGCAAGGTCTAATTTCAGAACGCCGTCGCGGTCGCTCTCGCCTTTTACCGGCAATCCGTTTGAAATTGTCGTTTGCCACCACACTCGGCCATCATAATTGGCCGTCACGTCCGCAAAGAAGCCCGAGAACGGGCCGTCTTGAATTTTCACCCTGTCACCTACCGTGAGGCGCAACAGTTCTTGCTTAGCGGCCTTGATGCGTTCGGATCTTGTCATTAGTCCTCGCAAGACGCGGATAACGTCCTTGGGCAAATCAATGGGGGTAGATCCGATACAGAAGACGCCAGTTATGATCCTTCGATCTTTCAGAACGTCCCATCGGGGTTCGTGATTAAACCGCGCATAGATTATTTGTGTGATCATCGGCTTTTCGCCAAGGATGACTTTGCCATTTCGAACGCGGCTGGTTTGGTCCATCGGGCAGAAAGCCCAAACGCCATCCCGTGCCAACCTGCCGATGGATGCCTTTTCCTGACCCGGAACGACGCGTAGGGGGTGCCACCTACAAACGGGAACGCCATTCCGTCTGATCAGGGCGGAACCCACGATACCGCGCACAGTGGATGCTGGCACGTAGTCACCTTTTTGAAGGTCTGTGTATTTCATGCATTGCACCTGCTTAGGCACGTCGCGGGGTTTGGCCTGACCTTGATGGATCACCTACGCCAAGCGATGCAAGGGGGATTTTTGGAACGTGGGCAATATGTGCGGATGTTCAATTCTTTAATTCTTTAATTCTAGGGGGTACCCCTTAGCCATCTACGTCAAAAGACATACCTTATGAGACCCCCCCCCAGAATTAAAGAAATTAAAGAATTGAACGTATATTTACGTGTATATACTTGAATTATATGTGTTATTTTTTTCTTTAATTTCTCAAGAACTTGTTCAGTTCTGTTCATTTTTTACGAAAAAAAAGAGGAACCTAAAAAAGGTGCCTCAAATTGGTCATAAAGTGTGACCTAAATTATTTTTCAGAAAGATGTCCACACCAATCGATATCAGGCCAAACAGAAGGCCACACGGTGCGAAAATCAACCGGGTGTTCAGGTCCGCTACTGACATTCATGCCGACTGGCACGGGTGGGTTTATACGGCATTGTCCCGACTCCTCGACATCACCTGTTGGAGAGTAAAACTTACAATCTTCACAAGTTTTCATCTGTTATTCCTTTCAATTTGAAAAACTTCTCTACGTGTTTGGTTGCGATCCTCCATGTTTTAACTGCCCCGCGTGTCTCTCGCGGTGCGGTCCATTCCACTATCTGCCCAGAATCCACAAGAAGCTGAATGATATTCTTTCCGGCCATGCTGTTGACGAAAATGCCCCCCAATACCTTTGACATTTCAGTCTTTGCGGCCCCTTCCCCGCCCTTGGCTTCAATGTAATCGTAGACCCTCTTCAGGTCTTTATGGCTTGAGTTTTCGACGTAGTATTTGTCGATGGCATCGATCATGTAGATTGCCGACCAGTGGGCTACGGCCATGCCAATATCGTAGTCTTCTTGTTGAACCATGGGCGATACCGGGTCTTTCCCGAATGCGTGGATCATCGCTATTTTCATCGCGTTTTCGCAGATGCGCTGAATGATGGACGGAGCGCCGGGCAGCTTGTTGATCTCTGCCCGTTTTGCGTGGCGCTGAAACTCTGTTCGGTCCGCCATCCAATCGTTCCAAATTCCGTCATCGAACATAACACCTTTGCATTGCTTCACTGCGCCGGACAGATTGCCGTGCCCGTTTGATTTTTCCAGTAAATCGCTGATCATCTCATGAACGCGGTTGAGCCTGTTGTGACATGGGGTTTGGGTTTCTGTGTCTCCGATAGGGATCATGATGAACCGCGCCAATAAGCCATCGTTAAAGCTGCGCCCATCAAGCCCTTCCCAGAACACCTCATGGGTGGATACGCCGTAAATGCAGAGGTGGGGCTCTGTGATGTCTTCACGTTGCTGGGTGGCGTACGCTTTGCCGCGATATATCCCAGCAGCGGCGCTATACATATCCTTCATGATCCGGCCAATGTCGCGTTCGTGGGATGCCGCCTTTGGATTTAGGGCGCGGTGCATAACGTCACCGAATTCGTCAATCGAGAAGATGCGGGGGATACTTCCACTCATCTCGCGCAAGATTGCCGTTCCACTGGTAAAGTCTGATCCGGCCAATCGGTCGGCAACACCGCACTTATCGAATGTGGCATTCATTGCGTTCATGGCACTGGACTTACCTGCCCCACTTTCCGCCGTGCCGATGATGTAAATGTTGGTGCGAAGACCTGTCTCTGACACCTCAACGCATTTGCCCATAATCGTTCCAAGCATCGCCAATGCCGCGCCAAATGAACCCTGTTCACTTCGCATATTTGCGGCCTCGTCAATATATCTGGTTAACTCCCCCAAAAGTCCGCCCAGATCACGGTCAAAGTCTTGAACCGGAAACGGGGGTACTTCATCAGGAAAGATCGCTTTGAAGCTGGCCTTTGATGTTGGCTTGATGGGTTTTGGTTTCGCCCGTCCTGACTTGCCTCGATCCAGCATTCTTTCCAGTGCGCTTTGCCTCTCTGGACCGACCGTTTGGCCGGGTTCGTCCATCTGTTCATTGTTGGGTTCCGACATGGCGACTTCGTGAAGAATGTCAGCAACTGTCATCCCTTCCTCTGGTCTGATATACTGCCCCAACCACTCAACAGCGTCATGGAATTCGCAGCCGCGAGCGGCCATCACAACATCGGCGGGTGTGTATGGTTTATCGTCGCCAAAGTCCCGAATGCCGTTTGGTGTGGCTTTCAAATTAGGGTTACGGTCATGAATGGCCCGCCCAGAACCTGACCCGCGCCACTCTGCAATGGCTTCCCATGCGCCGTGCCCCCGCTGTTTGGTCTTGGGCATCCCTAGCGCAGGCCACCACTGATCCAGCGCAGCGGGTTCCATCGCACGGTCGTTTAGAGATCGCCCGAATGTTTTTTCAAGATCATGACCAGTTGTTATTTCACGGGCATATTCTGTCTTACCCGCATTTGTCGGCACTTTCTGCGTCAGTCCAATCTTTTCAAATTCGGCATTTAACGCGTCGATATCCACACCGGACAATAACGGCAGGTCGTCAATCGGAGTATTTTCCAACGTGTCAGACATGACCCAAGTATAGGGCGCACCGGTATCAGGGTGGATCGTTGGAGGCACGACGGACTGTGTGCCGTGCAAAAGTATTTCGCAGACGACTTGCTTGCCATCATACCAGCGCACACGCGCCGTCAAGCCATCCAGTCCATCGCCTGGACGATAATAGCCCATCCACCCTTTCGCGCCACGACGCCGGACGTCAGACGGAACAATGGCGCGGTGGAGGGCTTCGGACACGTCTTTGCGGTCTGTGTCCAGATCAAGGCCGATGATGGCCCCATGCGCCACGCAAACGCCGGCACTGTCCCATCCTTCCCATTTCGAGTGCATGAATTCTGGGGGCATTGTGTCACAGAATTTAGCCCAGCCGGGTAAGCCGCCCCATTTTGATCCATCCCATGAACCGGGGATCTTCTTTCCCGGCCAAATTGGCATGGCATGGTATCCATTGTCGCGCAGATTTGCTGCGACGCTGTGATATGGTGATGTTTTGTTTAGCATCAAAATGGAATTTCATCATCTGCGCGGCGTTTTAATTCATCGCATGCGCCAGTGAAGATCATGGCGCAAAACTCACCCCATTGATCGGCAGATAGGTCTCGAAGGTCAAACACCCCGATGCTTTCAAGGTATGCGCCTCCTTCATTTCCACCGATCAGAGCGGCTGTTCTTTCGTCTGGTTTTACGGGTTCTTTTGTCATGTAAATCCTCGCGCAGGCTTTGCTGCAAAATTGCACGACACGTTGGCCGGGCATGGATATTTGGATGCTTTCAGACGCGCGCTTGCACACATCACACGGGTAGCCGGGCAGTTGCGTCATCGGGTCAATCCTTCGATAAAGTCGGCGCGCCCATGCACATTGGATAGGCAATGCGGACACCCGCAATACGAACCGTGCCTGTGACCTACGCAGACGCCAGATTTGTTTGCCCAGTTAAGGTGACGTCCGCATTGGGGGTCACGGCAGATCACTGCATCGGAAGAATTTTTCCTAATTATTCGACGCGGCGACATGCCTAGCGATAATGCAGTGGGTGCCTGATGATCGATAGGAACTTCCCATGGCTCGCATGGTAGGCTGACTTTGTTTTCGCGCCGCCTGTCTGTCTTGTCCGATCTTGACTTATAGGTCGCTATTCTCTTGCCCATCACGCCACCATCCGATCAGCGCCGCCACGAACCCTAGAGACTTTGTGATATTTTCCCTCGCGCCTGATTACGGCTTCTGCAGGTTTTCTGATTTCAGACTGCCGGCGTATTGCTTCGGTCACGCTATCCGGTGGCGTGGTTCCTGCGTGGGTGTGCCACCATGTGACCGCCTGTTGACGGGGGAAGCCGGAATGATCAAAGCAGACCCATTCCCTGATTACAGACCCGTCGATCAGATAATCGACGCGCATTGTGTGCAGGTCAGACCCCGCCTTGATGTGTCGTGCGACTGCAAAATCCTGAACGTCTCGCCAATCATCTTCGGCGGTCATATTCATGATTGCATCCGTGCTCGCCGTGCGCTCGATCTTTGGTTCTGGTTCGGGAAAGATATGACCGCAATCGGGACACTCCATCGCGGCAATCCAAAGGATGCTGTTGCACTCCGGGCAGGTTTTTGATGGTGCTTCGCCGGGTTCGTCGGATTTGTTTTTTGATCCAACGTCCGCCACGTTCACGGCGTCAACGGGGCCGTGTCGTGCGACGTTGCCAGCGAAGTCCAAAACCAGCCCATTGTCTTTTCCGTCTGCCACCCTCATCGCCCGTCCGGCCATCTGCATGTATAGCCCCAATGACTGAGTAGGTCGCAGAAATGCCAGAAGGTCCGTTGCGGGTGCGTCAAAGCCAGTCGTGAGCACATTGACGTTGGTCACGGCGCGAATGCGGCCCGATTTGAAGTCCTCAAGAATTCGAGCGCGGGTGCCTTTGTCTGTGTCGCCAGTTACGCACTCTGTGGCGATGCCTTTTGATCGCAATTCATCACGAACGGAGATTGCATGATCTACGCTAATACAGAACAGCAGCCACGACTTGCGCTCGCGCCCGAGGTCAATTATTTCAGCAACAGCGGCTCGGGTCACATCGTTCCTGTTAAATCGCGCGTCCATTTCTTTGTCGATGAAGTCCCCTGCACGTGTATGCAGGCCAACCGTATCCATCACCGTGCCGGGTCGCTTACTGATCAACGGTGATAGGTGGCCACGTTCAACCAAAAGCGGGATCGGAATATCGTATGCACTACCGTCAAAAATAGCGTCGTCACCTATATCCAATCTACCACTATCCAAGCGGAACGGCGTAGCAGTCAGGCCAATAACCTTTAGATCAGGGTTCACGTCCTGCAATGCCGCAATGAATTTCTGATACTGCGTTGATCCTTTGCGAGGAATAAGGTGGCATTCATCGACTATTAATAGGTCAATGTGCCCAAAGTCCTGAGCACGACGCGCAACGGATTGGATGCCTGCAAAGGTGATTTGCCGTCCGGTTTGGCGCTTGTTTAGACCCGCGCTGTAGATACCAGCGGGGGCATCATGCCAGAGGCGCATCAATGCCGTGTAGTTTTGCTGGATCAGCTCCTTTACATGAGTCAGCATCATAATGCGCGTATCTGGAAAGTCACCGATCGCACGGCGGATGAATTCGGACAGAATGACGGATTTTCCTGCGCCTGTTGGTGCTACGATTAACGGGTTGCCTTTGCCTTGACGGAACCATTCATAGGTCGCGTCGATGGCGGCGGATTGATAGTCTCTTAATTCAATGGTCATCACGCCGCCCTCCGAACATCACGCACGGCATCGCGAAAACCACTAACGCAGTTTAAGATATTGGACTGAAGTTCTAGCCAAGCCCACGCATCCGGCCAGCCATCCCCGTCCATGATGTGCGCGGCGTGATGCGATGCCCACATATAGGCATCAAGACGATCTGCGAATTTCAGCCATCGGATTTCGGTGTCGGCAATCGCGGGGGTAGCTTTAGGCCATATTGAGCAAACAGCGTCATCCTCATATGCCTCAAAACTGGCACGATCCGTTTTTCCCATACTATTTTTGAAAATCGCAGGAATATCCCCCACGACGCTTTCCCCGTCATCATGGATCAACGCGGCCCGTAACAGCGCCACGGATGGATCGGGGTGCATCATCAAGATAATACGCGCCACGCGTCCACTGTGTGCGTCGATCCGGTCATTGGTGTGCGCAAGGTCGGGATTGGTGTGCCAGCGACGAACAAATCCCGCGCGGAATGCTTTCAACAGGCTCATGCCACGTCCCCCAAAAGGTTATCTTGGGACGCTTCGGCTTCGGCCAGAAACCTTGCGGCCTGCTCTGCATATTCGGGCTTCAATTCGATACCTAAATATTTACGGCCCATCTTGAGAGCCTGAAAGCCCGTGCTGCCAATGCCGTTGAACGGATCAAGCACCAGTTCTCCGGGATTGGTGTAAAGACGTAGGCACCGTTCGATCACGTCCAACTGAAGCGGACATATATGGCGCTCGTCTTCAGATCCCTTGGCCATCTTTCCGTTTAGAACATTACCTTGTTGCACGGTCATCCAAACTGGTGACGCAAGTTCCTGCCATTCGGAAACCGGGATAGTCATATCCTTGATGGCGTCTGCGTGTTCAATGCCGTTTTCAGACGCCCATTTATCAGCCGCGCCGCGTTCGGTCGGGTATCGCTGGAAGTCGTCTGAAAAGTGACGGATAGGCGTTTCAGATGGTTCGTCCTTACGGAAAAATAGCATGTAATCGGGCATCCCCACGCGCGTCATGGAGCTGTCTTTGCGCAGGGTTTTGTAGAGTAATCCAAGCGCCTTGGTGCGCTGCATTTCGACTACAGGGTCTTTCCAGATCGTCGCGCGGGCATGGTAGACAAAGCCTGCATCTCGGTGCGCTTTGATCAGATCCCCAGAGAAGTCCTGTAATCCGATAAAGCCGTCTTTCCCTTTGCGGGATGGAAGGTCGGTGCAGTGAACGCACGTGATCCGTCCGGGCCTCATGGCGCGGTAAAGGTTTGCGGCGAAGTAGGCGTAGTGGTCCATGAATTCGGCGTATGATCCGCAGTTGCCCATGTCCCGTTCGCTGTCCGAGTAAACGAATAAATCTGCAAACGGCGGCGAAAATATTGAGCAATCAACTGACCCCTCTGGCAATCCGCTCATGACTTCGATGCAATCGCCGTTAAACAATCCCCAGCCTGTGCCTTGGTATTTGGGTTCCATTAGTTCGCCCCTTTCATAAAGTTTGGAAGTTTGATTTTTGTGCTTTTGCCGTATGCGCGGCGCTTGCTTTCGATTTCACCGGAGATCATTGCGCGGGTCATAGCGACCTTCATCCGGTCATGGTCCGCCGCTTTGCGCTGGACGTTTCGCCAGATACCCGTTTCGGTTTCTGCCATCACGATGTGCGCGGTGACTTCTTCGGTTTGACCAAACCGCCAAGATCGGCGCACGGCCTGATAATATTGCTCATAGCTGTGCGATATGCTGGCAAATACTTGGCATCGCGCATGTTGTAAGTTGAGGCCAAATCCGGCCAACTTCGGCTTGGAAACCATGACCCGACATCCGCCGGTGGCGAATAGATCAAGTGCAGTCTCTTTCTTGTCCAAAGGCATGGACCCTTTGACCTCGATAGCGCCTGAAATAGCATCTGTGAGTGCCGCGCTTTCGTCGTCGCGCTCGCACCACACAATTGCATGACCATCGTGCGCGTTGGCGATTAAAGCGGCCTTGGCGACACGTTCTGTCAGGGTGTTTTGTTTTTCACGGTGCATGGCTGTGGCGTTGGTTTCCGGTATTCGAAATAGTCCGTCGAAGTCACCAGATTGCAGGTTCACGTCCACAACGTGCGGGACGGTAATTAGCGCAGGTAAGACAAATCCGTCATCATTTCCCCCAAGATCAGATGGAAGTGAAGCTGCCCGCGCCCATGATGACACCCAAGCCCAGAAGTCGTCTTTGGCATGACCCTTTAGTCGCCATTCCTGACTTGCGGCCTGGGTGTCATTGATGAACCATCGGCAGAGCATTTCCATGCCCCCCATGACGCCAAGGAATTCAGCATGATTACCGATCTCCATATGATCGTTTGGCGCTGGGGTCGCTGTCGCTGCCAATCGGTAAGGCGTCTTTTCGAATGCTTCACACAGTGCCCGTTTGGTTTGCCCCATAAACGATTTCAGAATACTGCTTTCGTCTAGAACCACCGCGCCATAGATCGACGGGTCAAGGCCTTTCAATCTCTCATAGTTGGCGATCTGGACGCGACAATCGGATTGCCCGTTTTCGCGGATTACGGCGGCGTCCACTCCGAACGCCTCACATTCCCGTTTCATTTGCTGCGCGACCGCCAATGGTGTGAGGATAAGCGACGGCATGCCCGTTTCGATAGCGGCTTGATCTGCAAAAACAGCTTCGCAGCCGGACTTGCCTAGTCCGGTGTCCAAAAACAGCGCGGCCTTTCCCTTTCCCAAAGCCCATTCGACGGACGTGCGTTGGTGCGTGAATAATCTTTCCGGCAGTTCGGTTGGGGTGAACCCCACCGACGCGGCTTGAATGCCCTTCGCTGCGATAAATTGGTGGTATGCTTTTCGGTCAAACATCGGACAATTCCTGATCACTGACGCGCATCGGCATTACGAGGCTGGTCAACTTGGAGAGCGCGTTGCTTTGCGATGGCTCGATTTGGATTCCATCCGTTGCCGAACGGATCAAGATTTTGCTATCTGCATCCACACCAGTCAGTGCAGCGGTCAGATATCTGGCGTTGATCCCGACTGCGAATTCACCCAAGACATTTGCGTCAATTTCAGCCCTGCCCGCTTCCCCCACACCTACTGACGGATCACCGCCGCGAAAGATAATTGCATCGCTGCCAAGGGATTTCAGGATGATCTTGTTCGACTTGTCAGACGTGACGCCCGATCCTACGGAACCAACCGCAAGCCCCGTCTGAATGCGGTCAAGTTCGATTGTCGCAACGTCCGTCCAGTCCTTATAGCGTCCCATCATCTGACGCATGTCTGGAAACTTGCCGTCGATAACCTTTCCCCAGACGCGGGTGCCACGCACAACAGCAGACCAGCCACGTTCACTGATGTTGATTGCCATTTCATCCGCCTTAGAAGCGATAGACAGAACCGTCTGAACGGCGTCGTTTGGTAGGGTTCCGCCTCCGCCGATTGACGGCATGTCAGATAGCACGGCACGACTGGCGATATGCCCGTTGGTTCCCCACATGTTCAATTCGGCGTCTGCTTCGTCAAACGACACGCCGCATAGATGGTAGCGGCTTTCCTCTGTTGATGCCGCCGCTGCGCAATATTTGAGGGCTGCGCAGAATGTTTTGACATCAACCGCAACCGTCTCGCCTTCGGTGATCTTGTAGTTTGGGTAGTCGGCAACATCGCTGCACATCAGAGTGATGCGATTGCGCCCGGAAGAAATTTTCGCGCTTTTTTCATCAGCATCGATTGTGACTTGCGTAGACTTCGCAGCGGTCACAAATTTGGAAAGCATGGCAAACGAAATGCATACCGCGCCTTCGGTTTCGACTTCTGCCGGAACGTCCATCTCGAACGTGGTATCGCTGTTTGATCCAGTTATGGTGACGCGGTTGTCATTGGTGACGATCTTGACGTTTATCAGGATGGGCCACGGTGACTTTTGCGGAATGACGCGGGATGCGATTTGCATAGCGTCGGTGAATGCGGATGTTTCGCAGGTGAATTTCATTCCGCTGCCACCGCGATCTCGCCTGCGTTTGGCGTGTATTTCACGAGGTGCCCGACTTCTTTCCATGCCCCATTTGGCACGTCGATTTCAGACCAGCGGACAGTTGGTGCCGAACAAGAACCGCCCTGTGACAGGCGAACATATCCCCCGCCGTGTTTTGCGTGAATACTGCCGTCACGCTCAAAAAGCGCCGCTTGGCGATACACGCCGCGACTGTGAATAATTGCTTGGCCTTCGGGGATTTCAGTGAAGAAATTCATGTTGTTTGCTCCTGTGAAGTGATCACGCCATCGGTCCATTCGGTCCCGTCCGGCATTTGGTATTTGATAGTTTCGCTTTCTGCGCATGCGTCGATTTGTTCACCCGGCACGAGGTCCGGCAGATACAAGTGCGCAGGGCAGTCAGCGCCTTGGGATTGGCTTTTCGGGCGCAGTGGCTTTTCAAATCTTGAACAATGCCCATTGCCCTCGGACGTGAACGAAAAGTGCAGGCACGTTCTGCAATGCCGCCGCGCAAACGCGCCTTCGTGGCACACCGCCTTGTGTTTGCAGAAACGACACGCAAAGCTGTCTGCCTTGTCCGATATCCGCACCGGTGCATCGTCGCTGTCCACAAGGCGCTCGACGCGCAATTCTTGTTGCGTGGCGACTTCAACGTCCAAGTGCAGGCGTTCGGTCAGGATTTCTTCGGTGTCTTTGTTGACCATGACGTAGAGGCCACGGGTGACGCCAAGTGCAGCCATGCCGATATGAAGTTGGTGCCAGTGATCGGGCTTGTGCTTTGCCAGTCCGTGCCTTTTGACACCGCGCCAATCGGCGGCCTTTGCGCTTTTGACTTCTAGAACGTGATCGGCTTTCGGTGCCTCAATTACACCAATGCATCGTCCATCAGCTTTGCCCCGTAGGAACCCGCGCGCCATATCAAACCGCCATTGCTTACCTGTTGCGGGGTCCGCATCATCGACGGTTAGACCTGCCCGCCGTAGATCGTCCACGACGCGCTGTTCCTCGATATCGCCACGCTCAAAAATGCGCAGAATACGGCCCTTGATGAATTCGGGTTCGGACGCCCATCGCAGGCCATACCAAAGTTCACGATCACACGGCTTGCCCAGCACGGATGCAGAGACGCCGTAGCCATCATATTGTGGACGTTCGGCGGACTCCGCTTCCCGTGCGGCCCATATCGCTTCCACCGTGGGCTGTGGGGTGTCTGGTAGGGCGGTCATGATGTCACCCGCTCAATATTGCGGACGTAGTTGGACTGTGCCATGAAAGTGGTCCTTTCTGACTTCATTGATTTCAGGATTGGGAAGGACCACCGCGACGGGTTTGGTAGTTTGGCGCGGTGGTCCGGCAGTGCTAGGCGGCGTTGTTTTTCCACGGCCCAGACGAACCCCCAGCATTGCCTTGCTGGTTGGTATTCTGGTTGCCTTGGTTCATTGCACCAGCGGAATTCAGAGGCTTGTAAGACTTCACCTCGTTCTTTTCGCCGTACCCTTCATCTTTCTTGACGGACAGTTTGACCATCATTGGGATGCCGTGCAGTTCTTCGGTGTCGCCAACTTGCAGCTTGCCGACTGCATTGCAGATCGAATTGAGTTCGCGCTGTGCGATCTCGACAGCCTGCGAGTTGCTGTTCCAAAGGTTCAGTAACGTCCAGAACCGACGCCCCTGATTTTGACCGGTTGTCACTTCAAATTCGCAGTTGATGTAGGCGTTGCCATTATTGGCCTTTGCTTCTTTGCGTTCCGATTTCACAAGCGCGGCGGTGTACTCACCAGCGGGTAAAGCCGAGCTGTCACCCATCGTTTCGCCACCGGTTGCGTCGTATCCGTTGTCTAGCTGTGCCATAATAATAGTCTCCTTTACGCCGCGTCTGCGGCTTTGATGTTTGGTTTTTGATTTGGTAGATACGGCGCGAGCGCGTCGTAGCCCTGCCCCGCGTTGATCAAGATCATGTCGGGGAAGTTGTAGCCGGGGCGCTGCTTTGCCATGAACGCAGGGCGCGGTGACAAGTTAAGCGCCCGCTGCCCAGATCCTCGACCTTTGGCGGTGTAGTCATCCTTTTTGCCGAATGCCTTGGCCTCTTTGTTGATCGTGGTGATTTGGTTCATGAACCCCATGACGTCGCACTGCTCACGAATGAACGCCTCGGCCCGTTTGTGGATGCGCATGGTATAGCGGTCATAGCTGTCGGTGGTCGGGTCGGAGAACGATTGCACACCCTCGTGGCCCAGCAGAACGACTGTCATTCCCTTGTTATCGCGCAGCCATGCGCAAGCTGACATGAATTCGCCCCAAACTGCATCGGCTTCGATGTATCCCTTGCCGTAGCCCGGTGCCTCAATCGAGTCCCACGGGTCCTTCTGGCGCGAACAAGTTTCAGACCAAACAAGTTTCTCGAGGCGCGTCACGCTGTCAACGACGAGCGTTTTGAAGTCGTGATCTTCGGTTGCCAGAGACGTTAGTGCCTCATCAACTTGCGTGTATTTCGTCAGTACATCTTCAGAAAACGATTTGATGCCGAGCCCATTCGCGCCGTCTTCGGTCTGGATAAAGATCGGATTGGGGAATTCTGACGCAAGCGTCGTTTTGCCCATCCCACCAGTGCCATAGATGCACATGATCGGATTTTTCGGTTTGTCCTTTCGGACTAGATTAGAGATTGATAAAGCCAATGCTTAATCCTCCGTTTTTCGCCCGCGATAGTCGCCAAACCCCGCGCGGCTGTTACCCTGCTATGATGCAGGAATTGGTTTGAACGTGACGACAATCGCCCCGCGCTTTTTGACTTCGCCGTGATCCCATTTCGGATCAAACGACACATCGTCCACGCCCAAAGCGTCCGCTATCCCGTCAAGAATTGACTTCGCTGCAAACGGCAGGTTGGCTCTGTCACGCTTGTTTTTGTTCGGGGGGCAGAATGTCACCACATCGGGGAGGACGTCTGTCATCGGATGCAGGCCTGCGTCCCAAGTCGTTTGTGCAGCCAAGGATCTAGCCTCCTTTGTCAGGCGACCGCGATAGGCGTGGTTCCCGCGCCCATTTGAATGCAGGTTCTTGTGGGGCCATGCATACTCGACTGTTATCGTGTCATAAAAGTCACCAGTGGGCGCGGTTGGGAACTGGCCCACTGGTGAGGTGTCAGCCGCGCCCGCAACAGGGATCACGGGGGCAGTTATGCGGCTGATAGGCTGGTTATTCATAGGCCGATCTTTCGGAAGATTTTTTCCGCCTTTCGGCTCAACCGAACGTGTTTGTGCCAAGCTCGATTGGCTCGAGCCTGATAGAAACGCGCTGTTAAATACGTGATCCATCTCACTTATGACCCTCAATTTTGCTAAAAACGATCTCCGCACCAGCAACCGCCATGACGGCGGCGACGTAGTGCCAAGCTGCTGAATGTTCGCAGCGCAGCCAGTTGCGCACCTGCCGATCAGATACGTCCAGAACGCGAGCCGCTTTAAGCGCAACCTCGTTTTCAGACGGCGATGGAAAGGCCCGCCACAAGAGCGCTGCGAACGCCCTGCGGGATGCCGACACATGGTCGGATTGCGAATTGGAAGATATTTGCACGGCTTTGCTCCTATGTTTGCCTTGTGAAGAGCAAACAGGAACAGAACCAAAGGACTGAGGGGCCGCGTTCACAGCGTGGCCTCTTTTGTCATGGACTGTCGAACTTCAAAAAGCTGCGTCGGGGTCAGGTCGTGACCCTTGCCCTTCGCAGCATCCATCAGTTTTTGGTCGTACTTTGTGGGGATGGAATTTCGGTTGAACCAATTGCGCACGGTGCTTTCGCCCTCGCCGATAGCGGCGGCGAGTTGCGCGCGGTTCCCCCAAATCGAAATGAATGTGTGTTTGTCCATACGACACAATATGTATCGCCTGAAACTGAAACGCAACCCCTTTTGTGTCGCGATGGATGATAATAAAGATATTATGGAAATGTCAGATAGACTTAGGCAAGCGCGTGAAGCCGCTGGCTTCGAAAACGCGGCGGATGCGGCGAGGCGGTTCTCATGGCCGGAAACCACCTATCGCGCCCATGAAAACGGCGCGCGCAACTTTCCACGATCAAAGGCGACACTTTATGCGCGGGCCTATCGGGTATCTCCTGAATGGCTGTTGCTGGGTGTGGGGGATGCTGGCAAAAAGCCAGTTCCGCTTGTCGGATTTGTGGGCGCGGGGTCCGAAGTGTTTGCCATAGATGATGGAGGAAGCCTTGATGAATTTGATGCACCGCCCGGCGTTGGGCCTGATGCAGTTGCGGTTTGTGTTCGCGGGCACAGCATGTATCCGCGCTATTCGAATGGTGATGTTCTTATATACGACACGCACACAAGCGTAGAGCGGGCAGACGGGCAAGAGTGCATCGTCTCGCTGATGGATGGTCGCAAGTTCGTCAAGATCATCCGAGCCGAGAGCAAAAACGTGGCAAGCTTGGAAAGCTGGAACGCCCCGCCTGTTCGATCCGTAGAGGTGGAATGGGTCGCCCTGATTCTATGGGTTAAACGCGCCTGACATTTTTTTAGCCTATCGCGACACATTTTGTGTTGACCTACCGCGACACAAAATGTATCACTCTCCTAACGAAAGAGGAGAGACGACAATGAACAACGCAGCAAACACAGCACGGAAATCTGGATACGCAGTCACCGCCGAAGATACAGGCGCGCAATATCCAAACTGCGGCATCCACCTTCCATACGGTATGACCTTCGTTCTTCGCAAGAATGGCAAAAAGCTAAGCGAACACTGCACACACACATCGGCGTGGCAGGTGGCAAGCCGCCGCATTTCACGCGATGCGATCATCGCCGGGAATGCAGCCGCAGGCTTTCCACCGATTGATTACTCGCAACTAGCCTAAGCCCCCCCCCACGCGGGGCCATGCGCCCCGTCACCTTCACAGGAGAGACGACAATGCAACCAATCATTCACATCACCCCGCGTGGCC